CAGCCGGAGACGGTGTCGACGCTGATCGAACATCTCGGCCAGGTGGCGAAAAACATGGAGCTGATGGGCGAGCGCGCGCCCACCTTCAATCTGTGCAACGTCACCCTGGAAGGCACCGATTTATTCTGCGTGAAAAGCCTGGGCATCCCGCGCGTGCAGATGCCGCAGCTCGACGAGCAGCAGACCAAAGATTTTATCGATTATCTGAAGGCGCAAGGCTACGGCGTCAGCAAGGGCAGCCAATACGCTTCGTATCTGCGGGCGACGCAGAATGAACTGAACGGCGTCAAGGTGGCGCGCAACATGGCGCGCATCGATTCCGGCCAGATCAATCTCAACAAGACGCGGCTGATCATTTCCAAGGATAACTACATCCTCGACGGCCATCACCGCTGGGCTGCCGACATCGGCATCAACGCCCGCGATGGCAATCTGAGCAACGACAAGAAAATGAAAGTGACACGTATCAGCGTGCCGATAACCACGCTGCTGCGCGAAGCCGAGACTTTCACTGGCGGCAAGGGCCACCAAGCTGCCAGCTACAAACGGAGATGACGAAATGCCAGTACCGCAGCCAAAAAAAGATGAGCAACAGCAAGACTATGTGTCGCGCTGCATTTCGGTTTTGGTGACCGATGGCACCGTCGACAATACCGACAAGGGGCGCAAGCAGGCGGCCGCCATCTGCTTCCAGACCTGGCGCGACAGCAAGAAAGCCATGCTGCAACCGATGGCTGGGGAAAACCACGCTGATTTTATCAAACGCTGCAAGTCGCAGGTCGGCGCTGATGATCCAAAGGATGCGGAAACCATCTGCGAGCTGATGTGGCAACAGCACGGCAAAGCGGCGAAAGACAATAAGCCTTACGGCGATGTCGCCTATGCCGATCCCGGCTATCAGGAAGACGGCAAAGCTCGCTACCCGATCGATACCGAAGAGCATATCCGCGCCGCCTGGAACTACATCAACAAGCCGGAAAATCAGAAGCCATATAGCGCCGATCAAGTTGCCAAGATCAAGGCGCGCATCATCGCGGCATGGAAGGATAAGATCGACCCTAAAGGTCCGCCGGGAGCCATGAGCATGACCTCGCTCAATCGCGCTTACTCGGTGATCGATGTCAAATCGGTGAACGCCGAACGCCGCTTGCTGCATGGCGTGGCAACGACGCCGACGGCGGACCGCTTGGGCGACGTGGTCGATCCCAAGGGAGTGCGATTTAAAAATCCATTGCCGCTGTTGTGGCAGCATCAGCACGATCAGCCGGTCGGCTGGGCGATTTTTGCCGATGCCAACGAGCGCGGCATCGAATTTGAAGCGCAAATGCCGGAAGTGGCGGAAGCGGGCAAGTTGCGTGACCGCGTCAACGAAGCCTGGCAAAGCGTCAAGCTTGGCCTGGTACGCGGAGTCTCCATCGGTTTTCGCGCGCTGCAATTCGATTTTCTCGAAAAGGGCGGCATTCACTTTCAGCAAACCGAAGTCATCGAATTAAGCTTGGTTACCATCCCAGCGAACATGGAGGCGACGATAACCTCCATCAGAGCGATGGACACTGTCGCGGTCGCGTCCGACCAAAGGCTTGGCAGTGGCGGTCGCATCATCTCTCCGGCGTCCCGGAAACCCATCAGCAGCATACCGGCAAAGGAGAAAGCAATGCCGAGAACCATAGCGGAACAAATTTCCGCCTTCGAAGCCAAGCGGGCGGCCATCGCCGCTCGCGGCTTGGAGATCATGAACAAAGCCAACGAGGAAAGCCGCACCTTGGAACAGGCGGAAAAAGAAGAATACGACACGGCGCAGCAGGAGATCAAAGACATCGATGAACATCTCTGCCGTCTGCGCACCGCCGATTCGCTCAATCGCACGCAACTGAAAAAGGCGGGCGAGGAAAATGATCCGCATGCGGTAAACTTGCCCGGCAACAGCGGACGCGTGATTAGCGTCAAATCTTCGGCCCCGCCGGGCACCGGCTTCATCCGCTTGTGCATTGCCGAAGCCTACGGCAAAGGCGATACCACCAAAGCGGTGCAGCGCGCGCAAGCTTACAGCGATATGCCGGAGCTGGCCGAGATCATGCGCATCGGCATTCGCCCGCTGATGGAAGGAGCAAAGGCAGCGGTCGGTGCAGGAACGACCACCGATGCCACCTGGGCAAGTCCGTTGGTGACGTTTCAGGTGATGGTTGATCAGTTCATCCAACTATTGCGACCGGCCACCATCATCGGTCGCATCCCCGGACTGCGGCAGGTGCCGTTTAACATTCAGATGCCATCAACAACGACCGGCACCAGCGTGGCGTGGGTGGGTGAGAACGCTCCGAAACCGGTCAGCTCGATGGCATTCAGCACCGTCACCCTGCGATGGGCCAAGGCCGCTGGCATCGTCATCCTAACCGACGAGCTGGTCCGCTTCTCCAACCCGTCAGCCGAAGCCGTGGTACGATCCGATCTGATCGCTGCCATGGCGCAATTCCTCGACCGCCAGTTTGTCGATCCCTCGGTGGCGGCGGTGACCAACGTATCACCGGCTTCGATCACTAACGGCGTTTCGGCGATCGTGCCGACCGGCACCAACGAGGCAGCGTTCCGCGCCGACGTGCGCACGTTGTTCAACACGTTCCTCAACGCCAACCTGACCACGGCAGGCGGCGTCTGGATCATGACGCAACGGCAGGCGCTGGCATTGTCGTTGATGGTGAATGCGTTGGGTCAGCAGTCGTTCCCCACTATCAACGGCGATGGCGGTGGTACGCTATTGGGTTATCCGGTGGTAGCATCGGAAAATATCCCGGCCACCACCGGTTCACCGGCAGAAGGCTTCCCGATCATCTTCGCGCTGGCACCGGAAATCATGCTGGCCGATGATGGGCAGACGGTGATCGACGCTTCCAATCAGGCATCGGTGCAGCTCGATACCGCACCGGACTCGCCGCCGGGGGCAGCCACGGCTTACATTTCATTGTGGCAGATGAACATGACCGGGTTGCGCTGCGAACGTTGGATCAACTGGCTGAAGCGGCGGGCAACGGCAGTGTCTTATATCCAATCCGCACTCTACGGCTGATGCTGATGGCTCATTGCCATTAGTACTTGGGCGAGAACCGCCGATTCCACCAACACTCGGCGGTTCTCGTTGCAATCCAGCAAGGAGGAAATGCCATGATCGCTATCGCAATTTCTATCCTTTGGCTGTTGGTCGGCATCATCGTGCTATGTGGTGCCGTCTATCTGGTATTATATGGCTTGAAAAACATTCTCGGCATTCAGATTCCGCCACGCTTGGAGCAGGGGGTCTGGTTCATCGTCTTGCTGCTGATCATCATTGCAGTATTGTCGCTAATTGCCAGCGGCGGAACTACGGTGCCCTTTCGGCTACATTGACGTGCCGCGCATCGAGCAGCCGCCATCGATCTGCAGGGAGTGCTGAATGAACAAGTTGAAGGCATTGCGACGGTTCAATTATCGCGGCAAGGATCGCGATCCCGGCGACGTGTTCGAAGCCGATAGCGACATTCATGAGAAATTGCTGTTGCAGCAGGGCAGCGTGGAGATTGTGCAGAACATGCAGCGGCCGATAAAAGCGGCGGCGAAAGTCGAAATAACGGCTGCCGACAATAGCGCAGAAGTGATACCGACCAAGCGCGTTTACAAACGCCGTGACATGCGGGCGGAAGAATGAAGCTGTTCGGCTTCGAAATTAACCGCATCAAGAAGGCTACTGATCCGTCGCAATTGCTGCCGCCATCAAATTGGCCCGGCGGCATCGGCGGCTGGTTCAACGTGATCCGCGAATCATTTCCCGGCGCGTGGCAGCGCAATGTCGATATTAGGCTCAGTAATGTGCTGACTTTCTCCACACTTTACGCGGTGGTGAGCTTGATCGCCAGCGACATCGGCAAGCTGGGGCTTTGTTTAGTCGAGGAAGATGACGATACCGATATATGGCACGAGGTCGAAGTAGCGGCTTTCTCGCCGGTCATCGACAAGCCCAATCATTATCAGACGCGGCAGAAATTCATCGAGCAATGGATCACATCGAAGCTGATTCACGGCAACGCCTATATCTTGAAAGAACGCGATAACCGCCGCGTGGTGGTCAAGCTCTATGTGCTTGATCCGCAGGTGACGAGGCCGCTGATCGCGCCCGATGGCGCAATCTATTACCAGTTGGCAACCAACCGCTTGGCTGGCATCGATGGCCTGGTCGGCATCGACATGAGCGAGGTAACGCCAAATACACAGGTGACCATTCCGGCATCGGAGATCATCCACGATGTCAACGTGCCGCTCTATCATCCGCTGTGCGGCGTATCGCCGATCAGCGCCTGCGGGTTGGCGGCGTTGCAGGGACTGACCATTCAGACCAATTCCAATACGTTTTTTGCCAACGGCTCAAGGCCGGGCGGCGTGCTGAGTGCGCCAGGATTAATCAATGATGATACCGCCCGGCGGCTGAAGGAATATTGGGAGCAGAACTATAGTGGCGATAATGCGGGCAAGGTGGCGGTCCTCGGCGATGGATTGAAATACGAAACCATGGCGATCAGCGCGGAGGATGCGCAGTTGATCAATCAATTGCGTTGGACCAGCGAACAGGTATGCACCGCTTTCCATGTGCCGCCATGGCTGGTCGGTGTGGGGCCAATGCCGAGCTACAGTAACGTCGAAGCCATCAATCAGCAGTATTATTCGCAATGTTTGCAGGCGCTGATCGAAGCAGTGGAGGCTTTGCTTGATGAAGGCTTGGGATTGAAGGCGGCAGGCTATGGCAGTGAATTTAAGCTCGATGACTTGCTGAAGATGGATACTTCGACGCAAGTGCGCACCTACGGCGAGGGCATCGTGCGCGGCTTGCTGGCTCCGAACGAGGGCCGCCGCAAACTGAATTTGCCGCCGGTCGAGGGCGGCGACACGCCGTATCTGCAGCAGCAGAATTATTCGCTGGCGGCATTGGATAAGCGCGACAGCCAAGATAATGCGTTCGCCATGGCGAAACCAGCATTCGGATCGACGCCAACGCCAACGCCATTGCCGCCGCCAGCAGTGCCGAAGGTCTTGCCGCCGCCGCCGCTGGATTGGTCAGCGGAACGCTGCCTGAAAGGCTTCAGCGATGCAGGCGCATGAACAAACGCAGTTCCTGCGCGCGGTAGGATTGTTTGTCAGCGAGCAAGTCAGACTGGCCAATGAACCGTTGTTGGAAAAGATCCGGCATTTGGAAAATATGATTGCGGCGATGGCAAGCGCCGGGCGGGATCAGCGACAAGAATTCGAAGCGCGCATCGCGGCGATCCCTGCCGGTAAGAATGGAGCGCAGGGCCAGGATGGCCGCGACGGTATCGACGGCAAGGAAGGAGCGGCAGGCAAAGATGGTCGTGATGGCATTGATGGCAAGGATGGTGCGCCCGGCAAGCATGGCAGCGACGGGCTTAACGTCGATCTTGCTTCTGTGCATGCTGTTATTGAGGACGCTGTTGACAATGCTGTTGCTAAGTTGCCTGTTCCTCCTGCTCCTGTTGGCGTTGTCGGTGGATACATTGATCGGCATGGCAATCTTTGCCACACGCTATCTGATGGCTCGATTAAAACGCTGGGCCTTGTTGTCGGTCGCGACGGCAAGGATATCGATCCGTATCTGGCAGAAGCGAAACTGAAAGAGCTGTTCGACAAGTGGCCGAAACCGCAAGACGGCATCGACGGCAAGGATGGAAAAGATGGGCGCGACGGATTTGGCTTTGAACATTTTGATATGCAATTTGAAGATGGAAAATTTTATCTTTTATTCCAACGCGGCGACGAATTACGCAAATTTCTATTGCCGCACATTTCCTATCATGGCGTTTGGAAGCAGGGAGAATATCAAGTTGGCAACTGTGTCACCTATGACGGCAGCCAATTCATCGCTCGTCGATCCACAACCACGGAGCCGATGACGAAAGACAATGATTGGCAATTGTGTGTCAAGCGCGGACGCGATGGCAAGCAAGGCGAACGCGGCCTTCCCGGTAAAGACGGCAAGGATGGCCGACCGGGCCGCGATCTGACGCAACTGGGACCGGACGGCTCGAAATGGTGAGCTATCAATTATCCGAGAAGCAAAAAAGGCTTATTGCATGGCTGGCGGAGGATCTTAATCGAGAGGCTGCAATGGTAAGCGAAAAGAAAAGAAAACTAATCGATAAAATGTGCGAAGCCTATTGGGCGGCTGGCTCGCCATTAACCAAATGGAACGAGATTGGTGAAGAAACCAAGCGCACGGTGCGCTGGCAAATGAAATGCGCATTCAAGACTTTGGAAAAGGAAACCGGTATCGATCATGACGTTTTTAAAAAAATCGCGTGACGGCGAAATCTTCGTTGACCATCGGGCCTCGCCCGGCATCCCGGCCGAGCTGGCGCGCAAATTTGGCTACCATCCGGATCAGGTCAAGGAAGGCGCGATTTTCGAAGCGCCGACGCTGGGTTGCCCGCATTGCGGAGCCAACGTGGTGATCAATCCATTGCGCACACGTGCGCGGGCGCATTGTTATCGATGCAACGCGTATGTTTGCGATTGGTGTGACGCGGCGATGCACGAGCCGGATTACGTGCATCGTACCATCAAGGAAATCCGGGAACTGGTAGCAAGTGGAAACTGGGAATTGAGCGGCACCATGCACCGCCCAATTCTCCGCAAAATCGGAGGTAACTGATCATGGCGAAAAGAATATTCACGTCCGCTGCGTTGACGTTCACCGCTGCGGCGGCTGGCTCGGCGATCACCACCGTTAGCTCCTACATGGCGCTCAAGGGTGGTTCCGGCACGCAGACCATCGACGTGCTGGAAGTGCTGGTTTCCGGCAAGGCCACGGCATCGACCGTGGCGGCGATGGAATTGGCCCGCGCCAGCACCCTCGAAACTACGCTCACCACTTTAGCGGCCCCGCACTCCGATGGTCCGGCGCATCCGGCCACGGCGGCGCTGGCGGCACCGGCACTGCCGTTCGTGACGGCGGCAACGCATCCGACGCCATCGAACACGGTGACCGACGCCAAGTTGAACCTGGCGCTGAATCTTTTCGGCGGCATCATCCGCTGGAATGCTTCGCCGACG